AGCAATTTCTTTGTAGAGTGCGTCTAGCTCTTTCTGATCTTTTAAAATCTCTAATGCTTGTTTACGAGCCATCCCTGGTTTAATATCTGGAAGCGCTCTCCTGCGACCTGCAACGGCATGTTCCATATTATCCAGTTGTGCATCTAAGGCGTCTCTAAGATTGTTCGTTTGTTCTTGATGCCACGTAACATATTCACGTAAGTCTTTAGAAATTTCAGTCTTTGGTAATGGTGTTTGACTACCTGAAGTCGAGATAACTTTGTGAACTGCTTTAGCTAAACTTGGAGTTGACTGAACTTTAACAATAGCTTTATCGAGAGCATTTTGAACGCCTTCAATTTTACCCAAAACGTTAGTTAATAGGTTTAACGCGGTCTGTGCTTCGCGTTCTTCACCTTTTAAACTATCGATACGAATTCCAGACATTCCACCACCTGGTAAAGGTTTAAAACCTTTGGCAGCGGATGCCGTAATGTTATCTTCAAGGATCTTACGCTCCATTTGAAGATTTTTGAGATGTTGAATAATACCCTGGAGCACGCCACCAAAGTGACCTTGTAAAGCATCAGCGGCTGCAGACGCGGTGGATTGTAAAAGGGCTACTTCCGAACGTAAACTTTTAACCGTTCCTGCAGCAGTTGAAATTTTAGAAATATCAATATCAATTGGTGCCTTAATACTAATATTACTTTGTAGTGCGGAAACCTTAGACTTGACTTGATCTACAAAAATCTGGAGTTGGTCGGGAGCAAAAGCTTTACCAAAAGCAGCTTTTAGATTTTCACTGGCTTTAGTAAATTGACTGATAAGTTCGGCAGAAGTCTTCTTGGATTTCTCAATAACTTTATCAAGAGCCGAATCATCAATTACTAATTTAAATGGATTGTCGGGCATCTATTATCGTACCTCAATTGGCAACCCCTTCATTTGCAGGTCGCGCAAGACATCAGCATCATCCAATTTAGTTACATTTTGTGTACTTTGGCTTTGGTCATCACCGTCAAGCTCAGCCCCATGAATGGCGGCCTGAAATCTTAATCGATTGGCAATGTAATCTGACACTGCTGCCCCTAACATATTAATTTGTCTCTTTGGCATCGATAATACTTTAAGTGGGGCCCAACCACACTCAACTGCAAACATAGCAAGCGAATGTGTGAACAAATTAATTTCTTGTTGCATGACTGTCATTGATGCTTTTTCTGCTTCATGAACCTCTTCTTCTAAAGGCCTGATCGATTCCCATAAATCAAGGAACATGAGTTCAATTGTATCGCTATCAAATCTATCTTCGATCTCGGAAACGGAAAGGCCAGTAAAAAAGGAGAGAGCCCCAATTACTGTTTCAGGGTCTCCTAAAGAAGATTCAAGGGGATTTATGAGAAGAGTTTCTTCAAGCAGTTCCCAGAGTTGTAATTCTACAATCCAGGATGGAGGAAGAGTAACAGTTAACTCAACACCGTTTACATCGGTATAAGTTTTAGTTTTAGTTAAAAATACTTTCCATGATGTAGACACTAGTCCCCAGCTTCTACAGGAACTTCAGGTAATGCTGGAGCTGATGGCATACCAGGCATTACTCCTGTAGGAATCTGTTCCAAACGCTTGGTCCACTTCTCGGAGTATTGTACAACAAACGGAATAATAAATTCAAAAACGGCATCACCATCATAATTATTATCAACATCATCTGATGAGATGCCGAGAATAATCGCAACGATTTCAGTTACCCGTTCAGGAGCTTGGGTCGTAATAAACTCGAGAAGTGCTACGCCAGGTTCTTTAACGCCACCACCTAGAATATCAGCAGGGACTTCAGTGATTAGATCACCAACGATCTTGAGAACTTTTCTTTCTTTTCCCCAAGGAAGTTTAGTACTAACGGATTTCTCAACGTCGTTGATATCAACGATTTTTAAAGTATCGGTAGACATGAGGGTAGGCCTCCTAGACCTCTTTCAATTTTGTCGTTAAGCCGCTTTTTGAATTTCGACTTTGAACAGCTGTTTACCAACCACGAGTGTTCCGCCGGCCCAATCAGTGCAAACCTTGGTTGTGTTATCCCAAGGAACCATAGCATGGAATGTGTAAGGCATTTTGTGGTGAGTATCGCCGAAGTTCATTTCGATCGATCCATCACCCTGCGCATTCCAGATCATGACATTGATTGTCCAACCGTAAGGAGTCTGGTGAACCAACTTCAAGGCTACGTTTGTGAAGGCAATTTGCCCACCGAAATCCATGATCTCAGTGTTTGTCGCGCTTGATGTTAGTCCAGCGCCCAACGCATACAGGAAGTTGTTTGTGTTCCACTCAATACCAGAAATCTTCAGAACGGCTGTTTCCTGTGTAGCAAACTGCGCGATCAAGGTTTTTGGGAATCCTTGAAAGATTTCTTCCTTTGTACGAGTAGTTGTTAGTGTAGCACCAGATTCAACGGCACCGACGTCGATGGAAGGTGTAGTTCCCGCGGGTCCGAGGTAAAGAACGCAAGGACCGATCGAGAGTCTATTGGTGTCGTAACTTGGTAGATTGTAGGGCATATCTTCTAACCCCCTTATTGGAGTCTGCGAGGCTCGTTTTAAATATTGTCAACTTTTTATGTAAAGGTGCCCGACCTAAATAGTTCATCTAAATACAATTCTTGCCATAACGACTTTTGTCTGAAAGGTCTACGGCAAAAAGAGCAGGGCAATAAATCAATAACGAGAAATCCCCGAGTAAGTAGCGTGAACGTTTGTTTACAATGTTCACAAACATGTTCACTAATTACAACTCCAGACTCAAGTTTATCCCACTTCATTATGTTTTCTGCGCTAAGTAGCACTCTTTACCACAACGCCGACAAAGAGTTGTTACTCGAGAAGCTTCTTCAATAAAGATGTAATGATCTTTATATTTCATTCTCAACATCTTTAAGTCAGAAGTTACATAACCTAAAACTGAATCACAGCTTGAACACTTCCAAGCAAGGTCTTTAACATCTTCAGCCATTTTCAAACCTCCGAAGGGCTTCTATTGCATTAAGCTCAGGTACATTCGTATTTGAATATTTGCCAGTTGTAGCATGTGCTAGCAACCGTATAGTTGCAAAATAAATCAACTTCTTGGGTAGGTGCCAAGCTAACCAAAACCAAAACTTCTCTTTAAATTTATGAATCCTATGTTGAGTTAAATTTAAAAACATATCAACATGAATACATGAAGGTCCCGCAAGACACTCCAGCTTTAATGAACACCAATGACATTTCACGGCTTGAAAAAGTCGCATTATTTAAAAAACGCAAATACTTGAATTCGAAACATTCCATAATAAAGTATTGAGTCGGGATCCATTTCTTGTGATGCGTTAGTTGTAATTCGAAATTGTATTCTAGCTCCATCATTGGGTGCTGGAAAGAACTCATTATCAAGAGTCAATCTTATATTATCAAATATAAGGTCGGTCTCAGAATAGTCTTTAGATGAGTAAATATACATATCATATGCAGGTGAAACTCTTTTAGTATAACGATAATCTCGAGGAGCAGAAATACGCATGAAACAAATACAAGGATACTTAGGATCTTTTACTCCCGCTAAATAAGTAGGATAAACTCTAGTGCCAACAAGTTTAGAAATATTTGAATTATTTATAAGAGTGCGCCTTAACGTAGCATCTATATCATCTAAATAACCCAAGGATTATCCTCCCGATAAAATTTTATCAAACGCACGAGCGAGAATCTTGTGTGGCTTTATTCGTCTTGTACCATTCTCAATATAATTTGCATAACTACAAATGTTCTTATCGTAGTAAATTTCGAATGCGACCGAACCGTCGGGTTCGATAATAGTTCTCTTAGAAATTGATCGTAGCAACTTTCCTGTTCTTTGAGTAAAGTTGGATTCAGCACTTCGTACTTCTCGTGAGGCCATTGCTAAGTCTTTAGCTTCTTCATAAATTTTATTAGCAATGGCCTCAGTACGAGTAGCATTCTCTCGCTTAACTTTTTCAGTCCATTGTTTTACATAATCTTCTAGGCTCATTTATCCAATGGAGGAAAAGTTAAGTTTTGATCAGGCACCAAACGTTTTAAGTATCCTTCCAGTTCATTTACTGGTTTATGCAACGGATGTCCTTCTGGCACGTCACTTGCACTACTTGCAAATAGCGCTCTTGCAAACCTTAAATAGAGTTTGGCCAACTCAATTTTTGCAAGAGTAAATTTGGGATGCAATGCAATTGCCTTCTCAAGATGTTTTAACCCTTCCTTTATCTCCCCATCCTCGATAAAATGTAAAGCTAAATTAAAGTATGGCTTTGGATCTTTAGGATCGCGGTGCATCGCCTTCTTATTTAACTTCACGTACTTCTTAAGTTTGTCCGGTAATTTAGGAGTTAAGAACCCAAAGTGATTGATAATCCCTTTCGCCCGAATAACCGACTTATTTTTAAGCTTAGATAATGAGTCCTCAATAGTTTCATGAATAACTCCTGAGAATCGAATATCAGGACGATTCTGAAACATTCTCATTACTTCCGTAAAAACGTCTGGACGCCCAACTTGTAAATTATTAACACTGAACATAATCGCGGTTGGTTGTGATTCAAGCGCGGTTGGTAGTTCGGGTGGCTTTGTATACTGCTCGTCCATATCCATTACAAGGATGTAAGCGCCAGTTGATTTATCAATCAAATAATTACGCATATCAGAATAATCATCATTCCATGCACGTTCATACGCTTTACCACCCCAACGTTCAATCAACCATTTTAAATCTTCTCGGTTTGGACCAATACGAAAAACGATTTCATCTGCGATCGTACCGATAGACTCGAGAAACATTTGCACTTTATGTAAAGGTTCCGACTCTGCCATTGCATTCAGGCTGATTGTATACTTATTTGAACCAAACCATTCCGATAAGATAATATGAGTTTGATCGGTCAAATGGGAATAATCAGTACCCCCTACAAGTTCTTCTACAGGATTTGGGTCTTTCGCTTCATAGTATTGACGTTTAGTCTCACGTTGTACAGGATCAATGTACCCGTAGTGAATAATGTGCACGTTCACTGGCGCAGTACTAACTGCAGGCACATTAGGCATTCTACTACAATGCAACGACGTTCCTGGAGATCCGGCAAAATGTTTAAGATTGGGGAGTACCTTAATCATAAAGATTCCGTTTGTAGGCGGATATGTTACATGATAAGTTTTAGGAGAGTTCCATAGATGAATCCACCGACCAATGAATGAATAGCATCCCGGAATAGGTGTATTAACCAATCTTTGAAGATACGCACGATCCACCTTCTCTTCAAAGAATTCATCATGATCAAGAGTAACCATCCATTGCATACCTTGAGCTGAAGAAAGTTCATACGCTTTCTCACGTTGTACGACTTCAATCTCTCCAGGCATATTTGTGTAAGTACTATTAGGATAATTTTCCTTTAACCAAGATGCAATATCCCAGCCGCTATCATCATCAACTACGTTGACTATATCAAACATAGCATAATGACGATCCATCCATAACTTCAATTCCTCTTGAGTACACTTGATTCGAGTATTCAAAGAAATCTTTTGTTCAGTTGGTACAGCGCCATTTACAAGCTTGACGCAATCCATACGATTATGAGTACCTTGATCTTCATCTGTGGCTAAAGATTTGGAACCATGATGAAATACAAAGGCACTCTTATCCACCCAACATGAATATCCAGCCTCGTTTACACGGCAACAAAATTCGACATCTTCGTTGCCATTACGTAAACTTACATTAAATCCACCCATTTGATCCCAAATAGATTTTTTGATTAACATACAAAATCCAGAAACGATAGCGGAGTAAATCCATTTACCGCGATTCTCACTAGCATTTCGTGCCGCAAACTGTTCTAAGTGATCAACGTGAAATCCTTGAGGTAATTGCACCATTTGATGCGACATCACATAATTACTTGCGGGAGCAATGATCGCGGGTGGTGGTGCCGGTCTTTCAACTGCCTTATCTAAGGACTCAAAACAGGACACTAAATGAGCCAACCAATCTGTTGTAACAATAGTGTCATTGTTTAAAACACAAATAAACTCGCCTTTAGCTTTTGATGCACCTAAATTAACGTTTGCACCGAATGACGTATCGTCCGTAGTATTATGAACGAAATGAATGTTGTTATAAATCAGTTCCCATTCCATCATTGTAGCAATTGTACCATCATTTCCAACACCGCAAACAATGATTTCAAATGGAATATGTTTTGTTTTCTTCAATGATTCTAAACATTCAAGAGTGTAACGCAGCCCATTGTAAACTGGGATTACGATAGAAACCTTAGGATTCATAAATCCTCCACGGTGAGTTATTGTTGAGACGTTTCAGCGATTATAAAGAATTGCCAACCTTTGGGATAATTAATGTGAGGGGAAGGAACAACATCTTGAGCCCAGCCATGCCAGCCTTTAGATGTAACAACATGATCTTTAATTTGAGGTTGGAATGCTTGTATATAGCCAACAAGCCACTGACCTCTTTCCCAACCTGAAGCTGCAACATTATCTCTTTGTCTTTCAGAAGAAATATCCATTATACTTATTAGATACGGCCCAAATGTTGTTGCAGATAAAATAGGTTGTCCTTGTTTATCTTCCGCTCTAATACTAATATTGTACGTCAACCAAGAAGGAGTTAACGTTGTAATTGAACGAAATTCATTTTCTGAAAGCTTGATTCCGCTTTCTGTAAACGATAAATATTCTGTGATGGTATTTCCAGCTGAAGTAAAGCCGTCAATGACAAGCACGCCGGGTTCATTAATAGAAACTTCTACAGATAAAAACGCAGCTGAACTTGGATTTAAAAGATCATATATAGATCCATTGATCCAATTCTCAAGAATAAAGTTTGAAGATCGTGTGAAGGTAGCTTTATCGTTAAATTGCATTAGATCCAATCCCTTGGGCCACGACTTTTAAATGAATGAAGCATTGCTAATACTTCTGGGCCTAGCATTGGCATTACATCTGAAGCATACTTCTGCCATTGAACTCCGCCGGCATTGTACTGTTGGAGATTAGCGATACCTCGGTTACGATACATCTGAGCAGCGATTTCCAAGCAAATCCATTTCAATGTTTTTAAATCTGTAGCGTCAGGAAGATATCCCGCGGTATAGTCGATATAAACACTTTTTGGAAAACTTGAACAGAAAAGATATTGATCAGATTGTACTTGACCTGCTTCATACCACATAACATAAATCATATCACAAGGAATTCCTACGGTATCAATGATACTCGTATAAGCGGTAATGCCATGAACTGTTGTTAAAGGGTATTCAGGAACCCAAAGTGTACCAGCATCAACTGCATCAAGCGTTCGTGACCGCCTTAAAGATTCAAACTCTCTACCGCAAAAAGTTCTCAAGTACGCATCGGCGCTTGTTAAGATAATATCAAGAACGGTATCTAACCCTACGACATCATCTACATCCATGTAAGCTTTGAATTCAGTTAATCCCGCTAACATAGTTCAGTCACCTCTATCACAATTTGAAACCTATTATAAACTTTACCACTAAAAAATACAGGGGACCCGAAATGGAGTCCCCTGTATCTAACTCAATGATCTCTCATCAAGCTTATGATACTGCTAGATTGTATCCTAGGGATACAATATAGTTTGTCGACGCATCGTAGACTGACTTGAAGTCGAGTCTTTGATGGCATACGAGCAGATGCGCATCGTCTTGTGGCATGTCCCAAGTTTTCACGGTAATCGCTCTGCGATCGCCGAAGAGGAACGAAGGAGTATGTACAAGCATGATGACTGTTTTTGTGGTTGTTACGCCGTCATATACACCGAGAGCGTTCATATCCTCGCGCACGAACTCACTGACGATAATCGGAATGTTGTCAAACTTTCCGAGCTCACCAGAAAGGATAGTAGCGTTAGGACCGTACTCATTCAGTCTCAATACTTCAGCGATTCCCAACATTTGATGGTAACCAGAGATGCTAGTTACATATGCGAGGTTATTAGGATCAACC